CCTCGGTTCTCTTCTCTCGGTGTGAATGCATCCTTTAATGCTTCTTCCACCTCTCGACCAGCTTGCATAGCTATCGAGCTTAAGTCTCCAGTGTAATCCTTTGACTTCATTAAATCATATACATCTTGTACTACTGTATCTATAGACTTCATTGCCTACTCCTCTCTTATTAAAATTCTAGTGTGTTTCATTCCAACTCTTGCCCACTTTGTACTCACCTGTGATAGGGCAATTGAGTTTATAATATTTTGTTGTCTCTTCCATAGCCTGGACAACCAGCTTACCTATAACTTCTGCATCTGTAGGGTCACACTCTATCTGTATCTCATCGTGTATCACACCCAGTTGCTTGTAATCAAACTGATAGGCAAGAGAATTAAATATAACCCACGCTCTCTTGGCTATGATAGAACCAGCACTCTGTAATAAAAAGTTAAGTGCTGAGTGTGGGCTACGCACATATACCTTACGACCATCAAGTGTCCTGATCCACCCCTTCTTTGACGCGTGCTCAATCTTCTTCCTAAGTACAGCCAGTGCTGGTGTGTTAGATAGGAACTGGTGTTTGATTTTCTTGCCCAACTGTTTACCTCCTCCACATATCTTGCCGATCAGGTCATCACCACCACCATAAAGATAAGCATAGATGAAACGCTTTGACTCATCTCTCGTGCTCAAGCCAGCAGCTTTCTGATTAGCTGTGTGTATGTCACCACTTAATATCTCTTCAGTATACCCTGGGTCTTTCATATAGTGAGCCAAACATCTTAGTTCTAGACCAGATAAATCAGCACCAACAATCACCTTACCTTCTGGCACAGTAAATAGACTACGCATTTCAGTACCGTACTCCTTGTTACTTGCAGTAACTTGCTGTAAGTTCGGGTTACTACTAGACATACGATGTGTGACAGTACCCATAGTGTGTACTCTGCTATGTATTCTTCTAGTATCGTAGTTGTACTCATCAACCCAGCTACTCACTTGGCCCTGGCGCTTTTGCAACATAAGATACCTAGCTATAATCTTAGCTTCGGGTATGTCCACATCCTTGAGTGTTGACTCATCAACCTTGGGTAGTCCAGTGTCAGTGAATACAGTTGGCTTCCATCCATAGTGCACAAGGTGTCTGCCTACTTGTTGTCTGCTACCTAGGTTAAGCTCTGGGTAAGTCCAGTATCCATAGTCACCCTTCTCATTAGTGTGGCAGCCAAGCTCCACCTCTGCTTGGTAGTGCTTAGTTCTTTTGTTATCCTTGGTAAACCTAACACTCACTGCCTTCTTAGATTTCCACACTGCAAGAGGAACAAATGTCTTATGCACTTCTTCTTCTGCCAGTCTCAAGTCATCGTTAATTTCTACCAGCAACTTTATAGCACTGTGTAAATCAAAGAACCAACCAGTCCTCTCTTGTAATGAGCACTGCTTCTTGATTGCATACTCAAGTTCCTTGGCATCATCACTAAGATTACTGGCAACAAGATACTTGTATACTTTAGTTGTAACTTTGGTATCTCTTATGCAATACTGTAGCATCTCATCTGTAAACTTAGACCAATCATCATAGTCACCTTTAGCAAAGCCAAGTCTATCTCCCCAGGATGATAGTGAATGTCCACCATCTAGCCTTGGTTTGTATAGCTGACTCATCACCAGTGTGTCCTCTATCTGGACACCGCTAAAGTCTACATCCAATAGCTTCTCTAACACTGGAACATCAAACGATATACCATTGTGAAAGATCAGGCAGTCAGCTTCTGACTCAAGCCAAGGCTTAAACAGATTCAAACAAGGTCCAGCAAATGTAATCACTTGGTCTGTGTCTATGCTATGCACTGCTATGCACCATACCTTAGTGGCATCAATCCCATCAGTTTCTATGTCGCAACTAAAAGTCCGCATCATTATCTCCACTGTTAGGCTCGTGTCCTTTCTCTAGCCTACCAGTTATACCATTGAAGTATGCCCATCCAGCTTCGCCAGTCTGACCAGTCCTTCTCATCTTGGGCACACGAATACGAGTAGCATTTCTTTCGTAGTCATCCTCGGCTAGCTTATCCCTAGAGAATAGTATGTTGGTGTGACAAGCCTGGGGTATAGCACCACTACCCTTGACATCATACTCACATATCTTATGTGGATGGCTGCCATCGTCTGGCTTCCTTGTATGTGTGCTCAGTATCACAGTTGCTCTTGTCTCCTTACATATTTTAATAAACCTATCCATAACTTCTTCGATGTTCTCATTAGATAGATTCTTTATGGCTGTATGTAGTGGGTCAACAAGTATCACAGTACATCCAACTCCCTTAATAAAATACCTGATCTTAGCAAACATTTCTTCTAGGTCTACACTACCACCACCATCGTTGTGTAATTGTATCTTAGATGCAAAGCCAATATCAATTGCGGAGTCCATTATACTATCCACATTCAAATCATTTGGCTTAATCAACTGCATATTTTCACCAGTGTGTACACTCACCACCTTCCTGATCGTCTCATCTATGTTATCCTCAACCATAAAGCATCCTATCTTTTCTTTTGTTTGAGTAGCGAAATGATATATCAACTCATTGAGTATGGTTGTCTTACCTATAGATGTATGTGCAATGATAGACACTAGCTCACCTCTGGCTACACCACCCCTCATCATCTCATTTAGATTACCAAATGAATCGGGCAAAGGTATTAGTTCTGTATCCTTATAGTGCATCAAGGCACTGCGCATATCATCTATGGTTGCAACACCAGATACAATGAATGGTTTGGAATCATTCCACCACTCATCATAGAATGATTTGCTGTCATTATGTATTAGATACTCACAAGCATCCTTGTGCTTGGCTAGTGTTAGTATCTTACATTTGTTAGGACCTAGTATAGGTGCAATCTGTTTGGCTGCATCCCTACCCGCTTCATCATTATCAAACGCAACCACGACTGTCTCAAAAGAATCGAGCCACTCAATGTTTGCTTTGATATTATCCTTACAGTTAGCACCGTTGGTTACACTAACACAAGCCCACTTAGAACCAAACATTTCATAGGCAGCCATTGCATCCAGCTCACCCTCACATATGGTAACAAACTTACCGCCTGGTCTGAACAAACTCTGACCAAACAAAGCATTAGTCTTACTGGTATCACCACTGCCAAAGAACTTCTTGTTAGCTACAAGCCTTGTCTTTATCCCTACCATCTCACCTTTCTTATTGTGGAATGGATAGTGGTGCTTGATTATGTTGCCCTTGTCATCCTTCTCAGCCTTGACCTTGTACTTCTCTAAGGTCTCAGCTCTTAGCTTACGATCAGGTAGGCTATAGAACTCACCTCTATAATCAGCAAGCCAATCAGCCTTCGGATGTGCTGGGTAATCCTTATTGGTCAGTGGACCTGGTGGATGTTTAGTCTGCCCGTGCTGTCCACAAGCAAAGCAGTGTGTCTGACCATCTGAATAGACAGCTAGGTTATCCTTACTAGTGTCACCGCCACTGTCTGCGCAGCTTGGACACTGTTCCTTTCTTAGTAATGTGTTATCACTCATCTCTTCCTCCCATTTGAATTTAAAAGGGCTACCCTAAAGTAGCCCCACTTTAACAACTAAGGCTAAAGTTAGAAGTCAGATAAGTCAGCTTCTTCCACACCCTCTGCCTTCTCCTCAACTCTGATAGCTTCTAGATATACATAAGCATCATAGTCTCCCTTGCCTTGCTTAACCTTAACGGTTACTTCATCCCCGAACAGGGACAGATGATTAACAGAGGTCTCTTCTTTATCTCTGTTGTATATCTTAGGTAAACCAAAATCTACCTTGCGCTTGGCAGTAATCTGCGTTGCGCCTTCGTAGTCCCTAGTCTTAAGACCTAGTTTCTCAGCAAGTTTCTTACTATTCTTATCCAAAGCAATTGTCAAAGAATATTTCTCCGTACCCTTATACACATCGGGTGTTGTAACCTGGTTGAATACAACCTTTCCAGCTAGACTCATAGCACTCATAGTAACTCCTTATACATTAACATTAAATTAGCGCGCGCCAATATGGAACACACTTCCTAGTAGGTAATCCTACTAAGGGTACACTGGAAAATAAGGAAGGAAAACCAGTGTACTCTTAGTAAGACTAACTAAGTAAGTCTAGGTATTTGATACTATATATTATATATATACTAAATTCCCTAGTCTTACTTAGTAAGAAATAAATTATAGCATACTATGAAGTGCCACTGGGGTGCTCAAAATTATTTTTTATATTTTTTGAGACCAGCTGCGACTGTATGTCGTGCTCCTTTTTGTATGCTTCTGATTGCATATACTCATCAACCATTCTATCAATGATGTCTTGGTCAGACAGTCCTTCCATATCCTCACCAAGTTCATCTCGCTTATCAATAAGCATTTGTTTTAGTACCCCCATCAGTTCTTCTCCTTCTTTGATTTGATTTCTTTTATGTCCTCAAACTGAACAGAGTTTGCTTGCTTGCCTGATCTTATGATGCCTTCGATTATCTTTTTCTTAGCAAGGTCATTCATTTTTTTATTAGGCATATCGATTATAACTTTCATATCACTCCTCCCTGGGTGGGTAATCATCATCATCGTCAAGTGAGCCATCATCGTACTCGACTTCCCTGACATCCACTATCTCAAAATCATCGTGACTCTGAGACGCTCTTGCTTCTCCGTGGTATTGGTCACTCCAGTATTCGTTGTCGGCTATCGCTTCTGCTTCACCCATATCTCTGGCTTCAATCTCCACTTCAAAATCATAGGACACAGTTGATTGTATCCTTACTATGTAATCTTTTTTCTCTTCTTCAGTACTCATTTCTATCCTCCTTGTTTTTATACAAATCATTAACCTCATTATACAGATTAAGTATCTTATCTTCAAGCTCTGTTATCTGATGCTGTTGGTTCTGCAACACATCGATCAGGTGTCCTGGTTCGAATCCAACACTGTGGTATCCAACCTTACCTTCCTTATCAAATAAATCTTTACCATACACGCTACCAAAGTCAAAAGAATCTGCAACTCTTTCATCAATGACTGCCTCTAGTGCATATCTATCAAATGTAATCACATATCCTCCTCATCTTTTCTAAGACTATTAACAATATTCTTGGTGGCTGCTCGCCACTCATCTCTTTGTTTTTCCCTGTGTTTAGCAAGTGATGTCCTCTCTGAATAGCTAAGTGGTTTACCTTCTCTATCATAAGACCTATCACCTACTGTTACCCCATCCAAATAAGATGGGCTCATAGCAATACCCCAACAGACTTTGGTTGGCTCATCCCAATCTCGGTCTGGTCTGGTATTAACTTCTGGACCGTGCGAAAGATCAGGGTGTCCCATTGGTAGTGTTACCCAGTCTACATCCCTTGATAATCTAAGCCTTCGGTGTGCTCCTTGTCTGCTCAGCCCAGTTGAGTTCATCACATCATCGACAGTCATAATACTACCATCATCCATAATGTATTCTCTTCTATTAATCATCGCGCCCTCCTCTTTTCTCGTTCAGCTCTACGCTTCTCTGTTCTACTAAGAGCACGCTTCTTAACCCTACGATTCCATCCTACATATCGCTTAGTCATCACCATACCTCGGATAGTTTAATGCCTGGTCAACAACTTGTCTTATGCTTCCAAGCGAGTTGGCTGTGCTCTGCACCTCTTCAAAGTGATGCTCATCCAGTGACTGTATCACAGTGACAAGAGCATCTCGCAACTCATCAACTCTATCTTGCAACTTATAGATGTGCTCAACACAATCTACAGTTGTGTGTCTTGATTTACTCATACAAATTCTCCTTGTTTTAATATATGTGAAATGATATCAACAGTCCAGCCATTGCCCAACATTTTCTTGCGCTGTGTGTTGCTCACTCCCTCGGTATAGTTATCGGGCAGTGTTTGTAATCGCTCCATCTCTATTGGTAAGAGTGGGCGGTATGTTCCTTTCTCTACCACTAGGTTATCCTTCTCAACAGTGGTGAGGCAACCTGATCTCTCATCCTTCCTTGGTTCGAGTCGTTGCTTGATAGGTATGTCATAGTTGTAATCATCACGCTTGCCTGTGTCTGGATTGATGCGCCTACCTACCATCCTGGCTACCAATACTTTAGGCTCACGATTGCCACCACTCATAGTATTTAGAGTGGGACTCTTACCCGTATCCGAATAGACACGCTTGAGTATGTCGTGCCCATTTATATCCAGGGCCGTGCCAATATGATGACACTCTTCATCCTTATCATACTCTCTAAGTTCACAAGTCCTAACACCTGTCATAGCTTGGTTGCCAAATCCTTTGTAATCCCTAGCCAATAGACAAGCAGCCTTATCTACATTGATACTCTTAACTGTCTTGCCCTGATCGGCTACGCTATCACCAAATCCTTCAACAAGTACATCTCTCAACAGTATCCCCTTGTCATCGGGCTGAGTTATATCCCAGTTGCACCAGTACAAACGGTATCTGTTTTGCGCACTCATAAGGCTAGAATTTATAGCGACAGGTTTGACACCTAGATATTTACTTATCACATCTTGGTGCTCTTGTTTCATCCTTACATTTTCCAATAAGAATTTAACCTTGGGATTGTATCTTCGACACTCCTCCAGGACTCTTATAAATTCAAAGAATAGTGAGGACCTGGGGTCATCAAATGCTAACTGCTTACCAGCAAAACTAAATCCTTGACAAGGTGAGCCCGCTAAGATCAGGTCAATATCTGGTAGTTGTATCCCACTCACAAAATTGACATCACCTATTGGTTGATTGTCTGGGTAATTCTTAAGAGCAATCTTCTCAGCCCAAGGGTCTATCTCGGATGAGTAATAGTTCTTTATCGGAATACCCGCACGCTCAAGCGCTACTCGACCACAACTTGAGCCATCAAATAAACTTACTACATTTAATCCTTCCATTTAATTCTCCCTAAAAAAATCACCTGGACTCATACCCTTATCTCGGTATTCATCCATAGGCTTATCATAATAATCTTCTTCAAGTTTTTGCTTGAATCTTTTGTCCTGTATATCAGCCCACATATCCCTATCCTTTCGGGTAGTCCATACATAACTATTTTCTCCCGCTAGTGAGTCAGATGCAAGTGATTCACTTGAGTTAAATACTGTACAGAAATCCTCTACACGAACTTCCCATCTCTCGACAGACCATTCATCTGTTAAGGTATATCCATACATATACATTGATTCATCTTTCATCCCATCACCCACTTCTGTATGTTTTCTATGATCAGGTACTGATTACCTCTAGCCTTCACATTTAATACAGTCTTTAGATTGATTACCCGATATGCCATTTTCTTCATATCGAATATGGTTAGATAGTGTCTGTCATAATCGTGTGTCCAATTATGACCGCCTCTGGTTTGAAGATATTTATGTACCCCAAATCTACCATTCAGATGTCTAACAGAACCATCCTTCTTGACAAATTCAACGGTTATTATCTTACCTTGTTGGTCTTTATAGAGCTCCAACTGTTTCTCTGGGCATACTTTTAAAATAGCCATACATCCTCCTTACTTTAGTGATTAAAATATGCAACATTTTTTACTGTCGCATCCCAACATTGTCTGCAACTTTGGCATCCCTTCTGTTTCTTGGGGTGCTCCTTCGGTAGACTCGCTAAACAAGTCACCTTATCTACATCCGTAGTTGCCACAGATGTGTGTTTATATTCTGGTGGTTTTCCATCCACATATGTACCGCTCAATCTTATCACAATATTCTTAGGAATTCTACCCTTGTGATTTCTAACATCCCTCGCTTCCTTGGTTGGTAGCCAATGTCTTATCTGGGGTGTTCTCCTGGCAATATCAATAATCTTACTCAAATGATCAGGACTCTGGATATCTCCACTATCGTGCCATCTAAATACTTTATGCTTGAGTATCTGTTTTTGATGGGTAAGTATATACACAAAAGCATCTACCCATCTTGGGTTGTCTATCGCTTTTAATCTTCGCTCTTGTGCGGGTGCTACATTATATTTATATTGAATGTATGCACCTTTGCCCGCATAACAATTAGAGCAAACGGTGATGCGGTTCTTCTTATCCTTCTTCATCGCCCGTAGAATCTTTCCAGTCCTACAATTTTTTATGGGCAATCCAGTAGATGCGATAGGCATCTTTTCTGGAAAGGATACACCGCCTACTATATCCAGCGCTTGTTTAAGCGTAGTTATAGGTACTAGGTTATTTAGTATTTCCATTATTCCTCCTTTATTAATCCAAAACTAGCCATTAGATTTTCCACTTCATCACATATGTGACAAAATTCATCCTGTTTTTCTTCGGTCATTCGTTCATTGCCATTTTCATCTGTAATCCAGATTGAATCTAGTGATGAATATTCCAGGACTAATGTTGCAAGCTCTGTATACATATGAATATAAGTATGAGCATCAAGATATGTAGGTTTATTTGCCATATCTACTCATCCTTAAATTTCTCGTTTATCTCATCATTTATGCCTTTATAGAATGGAATTAACGCGCAAGCTAATCCAATCAATATGCATATGATCAGGAAAATGTCAAAAAGTATATTTTCTAACATTTAAGACATAAAAGTTACACCGCGCTTGCTAATGTATCTTTTATAAACGAATAGTACGGGTAAAAAGTTTTTCAAGCCCTTATTATTTTGAGGGCAAGCCAGAAAAGTTTTACCGTTCCTTTTCTTGGTGAACTCTTTAGATATTTTGTCAAATGCACTCTTATTGATTTTCACTACTGGCTCATTTTGAACTAGTGCTATTACATAAGAATTACATTCATCAATATAACTAAAGTCTATCGATAATTTTTTATTAATCATCATAAACTCCAAAAGTTAAATCAATATTGGCGCACGCTAATATCCCGTTTGCCAAATGAATTGAAACCTCAATCCATACATCAATTATACTCTTATGGCGGGCATAGTCAAGCCTAGCCTTAGTATGCCTTGCTATGAGAAGTACGCGAGAATCGAAGATTTCGAGCCCTCTATTGCTTAAAAAGTAAGCAATTTGGCTTAAATCCTCTATTTTCTCTCGCCAGGTCCTGGAGAATGTTGATTTGTTTATCCACTCACCAGATCAGGAGAATATAGAATTGTTCCTGGCCAGGAGAATATTGATTATCCATTTTCAATAGTTTTTGGATCATAACAAATTGGCTTTTTTAAAGGCGAAAAAAAACCCCGCTTTTGAGGGCGGGGTATTGGTTGAAGTAGAAAATTTATTTTGCTTCGGCTTCGGCTTCAGCTTGAATGACTTCGGAATCTTCATTTAGAACCCATTCAATTTTGGCTTTTTCAAATTCAAATTTAGCTTCAAGTTGTTTTTTGATAAAAACAATATCTTCCAAATTCCAATGAATGACCGCTTCGGAATAAGTGACCGCGCTATCGTATTTCTTTTGCGCTTCCTTCTCGGCTTTTTCGTCTAACTCTTTTTGAATTCGCGCTGTTTTTGCTTCTTCTGTTTCGTGCGCTTTTTCTTCGATGTTAGCCTTTCCAGCCATTCCGATTGTATTGCAAGTTAAGGAAACATTTTCTTCCCATAACCCAGCATTACTAGCCTTTAAATCTGTAGCCGTTCTAAGTGCGCGCCTTAATTGCGCAACGGCCACTCTTGCCTTGTCTTTAACTTCTTTCGTTTTGTCACTTTGAATAATATCAAAGTAATTCTGGAAAGTAGTCTTAACAGTTGAAGCATAAGAGCGTTCTAACTTCTTCCCACGCTTCATTAATAAGACTCTAAATGCACCCGCCATACTTTCGTTAAACTCGGCTAGCTTTCCATTTAAAGCGATATGCTCGGCTTTTGATTGAGCTATCTTATTAATCGAATCAATATCACTAATGAGTGACTTTGCTTCTTCTACTGTTAATGCTTTATTTTCTACTTCGTTTTGGTTGTCATCATTTGACATTTTGCACCTTCCTTTTTTAGTTGTATTGAAGGGAGTCAAACATTGACGCTCAAACGAAGTTATACATCTAATTAATAGATGTTTGTATAACTTCTAATTGTATAAAGAGCGCCAATGTAATCTTCCTATTGGTTTTACCCGTTACTCTTATTTGAGTTTGAAAGGGCGATTAACTTTGAGCTAATCTTTTATTCATATCTATGATTATACTCTTATGAATCCATAAAGCAAAAAAGAATGATCCAGCCAATATTTCAATATTAGCGCGCGCCGATATTAACGAAGAATAAAACTTAGAGCTTGAGTGCTATTAAAGAATTTATATATAAAACTGTGAATCCTTCCCACTAAATAAAAACGAATTTATCCCGCCAAAATTGGAATATTAGCGCGCGCCAATCTTAGAAAATGCGCGGGGATATTCGCGGGGAAAAACGCGCCCGCCTGATCGCGGGAAAAAACGCGGGGCGCGAAGGGGGGACACCCCGAGCGAAAAACGGGCGGGCGGGGAAACCTACCCACAGGTAAAATTATTATTTTTTCAATGCCAGTCGCGGTATAGTTCGCGCACAATAATATATTTCAATGGAATTGTAAGAAATAGTTTAACCTTATACCTATTTATAGGGTATAATATTGTCTAATTATGTAGAGACACTACCTAGAACGATTCTAAAGAAGCAACACTACTAGAACATACACATAAAAACTCTTTAGAATATTCTAGGAATACTAATATAACAATATTATTAGGGTATAATACTAACATATGGCACATAAAGGTAAAATCCTTGCTGATTCGGAAGAAGAAATCAGAGCAATCGAGAAAGAATTAGAAGAAGAGGCTAGATATGCTGTAGCTTCTGCTAAAGGAATAGTACCCGCAGACGCGGTAATCAAGATTGAGCGCAAAATGGGCAGACCTACTGGTGGTTTATCGCAGCAGTCTAAGGCAGCAGGCGGTAAAAAGTCTAGAATCAAAAGAGGTAAGGCATATAAGCCTACTGATGATGATTATTCTAAGGTAGAAGAGATGGTTACTATAGGATTAGACCAACATACTATTTCTAAAGTAATGGGTATTAGTAATGCCACCCTAACAAAATATTTTGCACACAATTTATTGGTAGGTAAAGAAAAGCGCACCGCCCGCGTAGCTGGTGTAGCCTACGAAATGGCAGTATCTGGGGAATCCCCTAGTATGACTACCTTTTGGCTAAAGACACAAGCTGGCTGGTCTCCTAAACACCACGTTGTAGTAGAGGACAGACAGTTTGATATACAGTGGGCAGCTAATGAGACTGATATTGCAGATGCTAACCAGATGTTAAGGGATAAAGATAGTAAGGTACACTAAACTTTATGCAAGAGGAGAGAAAACCTATAGTAATACCCTATACACCTAGGGAATTACAAAAACATTTACACAGTAATCTAGATAGATTTAATGTAGTTGTATGTCATAGGAGATTTGGTAAGACTGTGTTTGCTATTAACCAACTTATTAAGAGTTGTGTTGAAAGTATGCAGGCTGGTAAAAGAGCACCCAGGTATGCATATATAGCACCACTGTTCAAACAAGCTAAGACAGTTGCTTGGGATGAATTAAAAAGATTGTGCTCAGTTTTTCCAGATGTAAAGTTTAATGAGGCAGAACTAAGAGCCGACTTTATGGGAGCGAGGATACAGCTCTACGGGGCAGACAATTACGACACTCTAAGGGGAATTTATTTAGATGGGGTTGTGCTTGATGAATTTGCTCAGATGAATCCTAAAATGTTTTCTGAAGTAGTTAGACCAGCACTATCAGATAGAAAGGGTTATGCTATATTTATTGGCACACCAAAGGGAAAGAATGATTTTTACGACCTATACCACACCGCACCAGAGAAGAAAGGTTGGGCTAGGTTCTTATTTAAGGCTAGTGAGACAGGGATATTAGATGATGAAGAATTGGAACTTGCGAAGCAAGATATGGCAGAAACTGAATTTGAACAAGAATACGAGTGTTCTTGGTCTGCTGCACTTAGAGGTGCGTATTATGCTAAAGAGATTGAAACTGCTTATGATGAAGACCGAGTGGGGAAAGTCCCTTATGATCCGGCTAAACAAGTAGTAACAGCCTGGGACCTTGGGGTCTCAGACGCAACCAGCATATGGTTTGCACAATTTGTAGGTAAAGCGGTACACATTATAGATTATTATGAGAACTCTAATGAAGGACTACCTCACTATATAGAGGTACTTAATAGAAAGGGTTATCATTATGGTGCGCACATAGCGCCACACGATATAGTAGTTAGGGAATTTTCTACTGGTAAATCAAGACGCGACCTAGCATTTGACTTAGGTATTGATTTTCAAGTAGCACCAAAGTTAAAAGTAATGGATGGTATAGATACTACCAGGACCTACTTAAACAAATGTTGGTTTGATCAGGACACTACTAAGAAAGGATTAGAAGCGTTGCTACAGTACAGAAGTAGCTATGATGACAAGAAAAAGATATGGTCACAAAGACCAGTCCACGATTGGACATCACACGCTAGCGATGCATTTAGGTACTTGTGTGTAACAGATGTTGTATTTACAGGTAATGATAGTGTCTGGGGAAAGGAACTCCCTAAGACTGATTTAAGTTGGATAGTATAGGAGAAGATATGAATCCGAAATGGTTAGAGAATAAAATTTTAGAAATGGCGCAGGACATTAAAGACTTGAAAGAAATTATGAAAGCAGTAAGCCCACCGCCCTCTAAAGAAACTAAATACCCTATTAATAAAGGTAAATAATTTATGGCTAAAATGACAAAGAGGGAGCTAGCTGCTCACTTAGAGCAAGAGATTAGTTCTGCTCTAGGGTATAAAGATGGTAAGCTAACAGCTCAACGCTCAGATGCGCTAGACCGTTACTACGGTAAGAAGTATGGCAATGAGCAAGAGGGTCGCTCTCAAATTGTTACAAGAGATGTAGCTGATGTAATTGAATGGATTATGCCTAGCCTTATGAAGATATTTACTTCAGGCGATAAGGTAGTACAGTTTGAACCACAAGGTCCGGAAGATGTTGAGATGGCAAAGCAGTCCACAGACTATGTGAACTATGTCATAATGAGACAGAACCCTGGCTTTAGTATTATATACCAATGGTTCAAGGATGCACTACTACAAAAAAATGGTATCGTTAAACATTACTGGGATGACACCAGTGAAACATTAAAAGAAACATACAAGAATCTAACAGAAGATGAGTTTATGGCTCTTCTAATGGAAGATAACATAGAAGTAAAACAACACACAGAAAATACTGCTGAGCAAGATGAGATGTCTATGCAACCAGCAGAAACAACACACGATGTTGTAGTTAATAGAACATACGCGGATGGACAGGTTAGAATAGAAGCTGTGCCACCAGAAGAATTTTTAATTGACAAGTATGCCAAGACAATCGATACCGCAAGGTTTGTTGCCCATAGAGTTAAGAGAACTAAATCAGAGTTAATACAACAAGGCTATCCAAAGTCTAAGATTGAAAATGTATTTAACAATGATGAAGCTAGCTATAAAGCTGAAAGACTTTCTAGATTCTCTCACGAACAGGATAACTCACCAGAAGGTGATATTGATGATGGAGTCTGGGTTACAGAATGCTACCTAAGAGTAGACTATGATAACGATGGTATTGCTGAATTAAGAAAAGTAACGAAGGTTGGAGACGAACTGTTAGATAATGAGGCTGTGGATAGTGTTCCCTTCTCCTCCCTTACACCTATCCCAATGCCTCATAAGTTTTACGGTCTGAGTATTTATGACTTAATCTCCGACCTTCAACTCATAAAGACTACACTAATGCGTAACTTGTTAGACAATATGTATCTAACAAACAATGGGCGATACGAGGTAGTGGAAGGTCAAGCGAATTTAGATGACCTAATGACTTCTAGACCAGGTGGAATTGTAAGAGTACGAACACCAGGTGCGGTAAATCCATTAGGGACACCGCAACTAGACCAGAATTCTTTTAATATGTTAGGTTATTTAGATAGCATTAGAGAAGAACGAACTGGTGTTAGCAAGAACTCAATGGGTCTATCTGATGGTGCATTAAAATCGCATCAAACTGCTACAGGTGTCGGTCAAGTTATGACTGCCGCACAGCAAAAAGTAGAACTAATAGCAAGAATATTTGCTGAAACAGGTATGAAGGACCTGGCAAATTCTGTATATCAGTGTGTACAGAAGTATGAAAAGCCTGAGAAAATTGTAAGATTAAATAACAAATGGATTACACTATACCCACACGAGTGGAAAGAAAAGATGGATTGTGTAGCACAAGTTGGTTTAGGCTTTGGTAATAAAGATATGAACCTAATGCACTTGGGAAGATTGGCGCAAACAATACAGATGATTGCACAACACCCAGCTGCGGGTATGCTACTTAAGCCCAAGAATGTATACAACTTAGTAGCCGAGCAAATAAAAGCAATGGGTATGAAGAATGTAGATGATTTCATTACAGACCCAGGTGATCAGGATGTTCCACAGAAACAAGGTCCTAGTCCGGAAGAACAAGCTGCAATGCAAGAAGCACAGCTTAAGCAACAAGAATTACAAGTTAAAGTACAGAAGATGCAACAAGAATCTGAACTTAAACAACAAGAAATGCAGATTGATGCACAAATTGCACAACAAGATTTAGAACTCAAGAAGCAAGAAGCATCAGTAGATATGCAAATTAAAGCACAAGAGCTTGAAATTAAGAAAGCAGAGCTTGCACTTAAACAACAAGAGCTTGTACTAGAAAGGGAACAAGAACGAGCAGTTAAGATAGGGAGTTAAGTATGGAGAAGGGAGAAGAGATAGCGAGGGCAGACCAAGCTAAACAAATTTTAGAACATCCTCTATATGTAGAGGCTCTGACCACAGTCAAAGAAGCGTTAGTACAACACTTATTAGACACAAGAGTTGCCGAAGAAGTGGAAAGAGATAGATTGTACATAACAATCAAAGCACTTGAATTAGTAAATCAACATATACAATCAGTGCTTGAGACAGGCAAACTTGCTGAAAGGGAGCAAGAAGATTTTTTAACACAGTAGAGGAGAGTAACTAATGGATTCTCAAGAGAACACCCAGGAAGTTGTAAGTGACAATAGAGCTCAAGCAGGAACAACTGCTGAAGCAGGTAATAAAATCCTAAGTATGTGGGACTCACAAGAGCAAACCGCAAACGAGGAAACCGAAGCCCCTGTTGACGAGGAAGTGGTAGAGGAAACAAAGGAAGCTGAAGAGGTAGAAGAAGAAGCCCCCGAAGAAGAGGGACAAGCTGAAGAAGAAACCGAAGAAGAGGTAGCCGAAGAGGAAGAAGAGTATGATGTAGTAGCTGAAGAAGATTTGAAGTACACTATTAAAGTGGATGGAGAAGAATTGGAAGTTGGTATTGATGAGCTTAAGAACGGTTATCAAAGGCAGGCTGACTATACTCGTAAGTCTCAGGCACTAGCTGAGCAGCGTAAGGAGACAGAAGCAATTCAGTCCGAGCGTATGCAACTAGAGCAAGAGAGGCAAATGTACGCTAATGGCTTACAGATGTTGCAAGAGCAACAGACAAATAAACTTCAAGAGTATCAAGATACTGATTGGACAGCTTTGAAAAACGAAGACCCATATGAGTATATGCTCAAAAGAGATGAGTACAGAGAAGCAAAGGACAAAGCACAGAATGTGCAACAACAGCAAGTTCTAATACAACAAGAACAAGCCGATGAAGTTGCAAGAGCTAGAGCACATTTTGTTCAACAAGAATACTCTAGATTAGTTGATGCTTTACCTGAGTGGAACGATGAAAAATCTACTGTTAAAACAGATGTACAAGAGTACGCTAAATCAGTAGGCTTTCGACCAGATGAGATTAACCAGTTAGCAGACCACCGTAGTGTTCTAGTAATTAAGAAAGCTATGGAGTATGACAAGCTAACTAAGAAGGTAGCTCCAAAAAAGAAAGCAGTTAAGACAGTTCCTAAAGTACAAAAATCTGGAAGAGGAAACTCTAAAGAAGATACAGAAGTTGAAGCTATTAAGAAAAAGCGTGCAAGGTTACAGAAGTCAGGCAAGCAAGATGATGCCGCTTCTATTTTTTATGATATGCTTTAAGGAGATAGGTAATGCCTACACAATTCAAAACATATGATGCAACTGCAATCCGTGAGGATTTGTCAGATGTCATCTATGATATTTCACCAACGGATACTCCGTTCTTATCCAGCATTGCTGGCAAGGGTTCAGTATCTAACACTCTATTTGAGTGGCAGACAGACGCACTCGCTTCTGCTGTAATTAATAACTATCACGTTGAAGGAGCTGCTGCTGGTACGGCTGCAACTACTGCGACTACTCGTCTAACTAACCAAACACAAATTTCTAAGAAAGTTGTTGAGGTTACTGGAACTCACGAGACAGTCAACAACGCTGGTAAGAAGTCAGAAATGGCTCACCAATTAGCAAAGGCTTCTAAAGAGCTTAAGCGTGATATGGAAGGTTCACTACTAGCTGACAACGCTGCCGCTGCGGGTAACGCAACAAC